TCTTTCAAAGAAAAGAATGTGCGTGATGCTGGTAAATTTTAAAGGATGAAACAATGAGTATATTAGACAAAATTAAAAAGAATAGTAGTATTAAGGATTCTGCTATCTTAGCTAAATCAAAATTCTTTAATGATAAAGATATGATTCCAACAGCAGTGCCAATTATTAACGTGGCACTTTCTGGCAAATTAGACGGTGGACTAACACCAGGTCTTACAATGTGGGCCGGTCCATCCAAACACTTTAAGACAGCATTCAGTTTGTTGATGGCCAAATCTTACTTAGACAAATATCCAGAATCTGCTTTACTTTTTTATGACTCGGAGTTTGGCACTCCACAATCATATTTCGATTCTTTTGGTATTGACACCGAGAGAGTGCTTCATACACCCCTTACAGATATTGAACAACTCAAGTTCGACATAATGGCACAGTTGACACAATTGGAACGTGGTGATAAATTGATTATCGTCATTGATTCGATTGGTAATTTAGCCTCAAAGAAAGAAGTCGAAGATGCATTGGCTGAAAAATCAGTTGCTGATATGTCCCGAGCCAAACAAGTCAAGTCATTGTTCCGCATGGTGACACCACATCTGTCATTAAAAGACATTCCGATGATTGTTGTAAATCACACCTACATGGAAATTGGTATGTTCCCGAAAGCAATTGTTGGCGGCGGCACAGGCTCATACTATTCGGCCGATAATATCTTTATCATTGGTCGCCAACAAGAAAAAGACGGTACAGAAGTTACCGGTTACAATTTTATTATTAACGTAGAGAAAAGTAGATATGTCAAAGAAAAATCTAAGATACCTGTTAGCGTATCTTTTGACGGTGGTATTAGCACTTGGTCTGGTTTGCTCGACCTTGCTTTGGAATCCAAACATGTGGTCAAACCAAAGAATGGTTGGTATCAACGTGTCGATGCTGACGGTGTGATTGAAGAAAAAAATTACCGTGAGAAGGATACCGACACCAAAGACTTCTGGATGCCTATTCTTAAACAGAAATCTTTCCGTGATTTCATTGAGAACAAATACCGTGTAGCATCAGGAGAAATTATGACAAGCAATATTGATGAAACATTCGATGTTGAAACTATGAATGGTGTATAATGATTGAAGGCATAGATTATTGCTACATTTATCCAAAAGATGATAAAAAGGCAGTCAACATTAAATTTTTGGAAGGACCTTATAAAGACACCATTTTCAAATATGGTAAAGTTAAATTTAAGGAAGAAAACGACCAGGTCTATTTACTTTTTGCTTACGATGTGTTAGAATCACCAGTGAACAAGCCAGCCAAGCTGGAAAAAGATGATGACTTTAAAAACTACATCGGAGACTTATTGGTGGAAATAATGTCATCTAACATTGAACAGGAAGTAAGTGATGAAACTGGAACAGACTATTTTAAAGAATCTAATATATAATGAAGATTTCTTACGCAAGACATTACCATTTATCAAGGAAGAATACTTTACAGATAGGACCGATAGAGCAATCTTCAATGAAATTTCCAAGTTCACCGAGAATTACAATTCTCCACCAACGATTGAAGCACTTGAATTGGCCATTAAAGAAAAGAGAAATCTCACAGATGATGAGTTGGAGAAGTGCGACACTTGTTTACAAGAGATTGTTAAAACTAAACAAGAAGAATCCAAAATTGAGTGGTTGGTTGATAAAACCGAAAAATTCTGTCAAGAGAAGGCCATATACAATGCAGTATTGGGGTCTATTTCAATCCTCGATGGTAAAGACAAAACCCAAGATAAAGGGTCCATACCTAAACTACTTTCCGATGCGTTAGCAATTTCATTTGATAATTCCGTTGGTCATGACTATTTGGAAAACTCGGATGAACGATATGAATTCTATCATAGACAAGAAGAACGCATTCCTTTTGACCTCGACTACTTCAATAAAATTACAAAAGGTGGATTGCCAAACAAGACATTAAATATTGCTCTTGCAGGCACTGGTGTTGGTAAATCATTATTCATGTGTCATGTTGCTGCTGGTGCAATGGTACAAGGTAAGAATGTACTATACATCACCATGGAAATGAGTGAAGAAAAGATTGCTGAACGTATTGATGCCAACTTATTAAATGTCACAATTGATGACCTTGTAAGTTTACCGAAAGATTTGTATGATAAAAAGATTAATAGACTCCGTGAAAAAACTGTTGGAAAACTTATCATTAAAGAGTATCCGACAGCATCTGCAAGCAGCATACATTTTCGTACCTTACTCAACGAGCTCAATCTTAAAAAGTCTTTTGTGCCTCATATTATTTTTATTGATTATCTTAATATTTGTTGTAGCTCCAGAATCAAAGCTGGTGCCAATGTTAACTCTTATACCTATGTCAAATCCATCGCTGAAGAATTGCGAGGCTTGGCAGTTGAGTTCGGAGTCCCGATTGTATCTGCAACACAAACCACAAGATCCGGCTTTTCTAGTTCTGACCCAGGACTTGAGGACACCTCTGAATCTTTTGGTTTGCCAGCCACAGCTGACTTGATGTTTGCTCTTATTTCTTCCGAAGAATTGGAAGAAATGGGACAGATTATGGTGAAACAATTGAAAAATCGTTATAATGATCCAACATATTTTAAACGATTCACTTTAGGTATCGACAGGTCAAAAATGAGGTTGTATGATGTTGAACAATCAAGTCAAGATGGTATCACAGATTCGGGCCAAGATAAACCACTCAACACATTTGGCAACAGAGAAAAACCACAGAAGAAATCGTTTGATGGATTTAAAGTATGATGATAACGAAAGAAAATGCCTTACATTGCGCCAAGGTATTCGAAGATTATTTTGGTAATTTCAATCGTGTTGATGAGTACATGCGTGACCAGAAGTTAAACTCTTTGAGTGGACTATCAACAAACCCTTTGTTTCCCATAGAAGATGATTTGTTTTCTGATTTTACAATGCATCCAAAAGATATGGATTTTGAAGTATTGGAAATACCACAGGAGAAGTGGGAAAATTTATTAAACATTACCAGTTCACACATTAATATTTCACCAGTTGGTCGTCAAATAAGACTGGCTGTGTTAGAAAAGAATACAGGAAAGATTGTAGGATTCATTAGACTAGGTTCACCCGTAATCAATATGAAACCACGCAATGAAATGCTTGGACAAGTGTTTACACAGAAACCGGAATGGTCCAAACGATTCAATGATTCTGCAATGATGGGTTTTGTTATTGTACCTGCACAACCATTTGGTTATAATTATCTTGGTGGTAAACTATTGGCTGCAATATGTACCTCACATGAAGTTAGAGAAATACTTAATAAAAAATATGGTATGAATCTATGCCTCTTTGAGACCACTAGTTTGTATGGAAGTTCCAAGACTGTTTCACAATATGATGGTATGAAACCATATATTCGTTATAAAGGCCTGACAGATTCTGATTTTATACCGATGATGCATGGAAAAGCCTATGATGACTTACGTGCATATGTAGAAGATATTGTTGGTGATATTGTCGATAATGATGTTTCAAGTAAGAAGTTAAAAACAACCATGAAGATCATTTCTCTCACTAAAGCAGCTCTTAAAGGTAGCACTGAAGGGGATACATTCATAGCAACGATTGAGAAAGCAAAAGGGTTGACAGAGCAAAAAAGATATTATATCAGTGACTATGGTTTCAAGAACATGGTTGACTATGTAAATTGTAAGACGGACGTGCTTATTCCTGGTGAAAACTATGAAAAACACAATCTGGTAAACTTGATTGAATGGTGGAGAAATAAGGCTATCAATCGGTATGCAACACTGCATAATGAGAAACGATTAAAAACCGAACTAGAGATTTGGACTTCTGGAAAAGATATCCAAATTATCAGATAAATATTGGATCGTCAACTTTCATTCATAATAAAATGGCATCCAATCTAGCTCCATCAGAACTGTATAAACAAGGTAGAGAAGATAGAATAGTTATCTTTTTAAATAAGTATGAAAAACGAGA